CAAAGTAAGAGCATTGATGAGTTATTTTTCCAAGTATCAATCATAGGATGAAAGTCATCAATAATTCTGACTGTTTCAAGTGTTATCTGATTACCAAGGAATAATTTAAGTATACTACAATAACCTTTATTTGTCAAGTTAAAAATAGAATCTTCTTTAAATTTATTCTTGCAAGCATCCAATAAAATTTTATTGCAATCATCAGAGAAAATTTTAGTGATACTTTGCTTTCTGCGATTCCACTCAATCAAATTACTTTCTGCTTCTTCCATAGAATAAACTGCTGTATCACTACCATAAGCAAAGGTAGCCACATAATATTGTATCAAATCCTTATCAACAGGATATTTCCTTGCAAGTTTCTCGAACATTAAACGATCGTTCCTTGCATTAAATGCATCACGTGTTCCCTTTAGGTTACCACGATTTTTAAATACATCGAAATTGTCTTTGGTGAAATGGAGTTTGACAGCTATGTAATACTTATACGCTTTAAATCCGTCCACTTAGTTTCTTCCTACATTCTTCTTTTACTTTAGGTGGAATATCTGGAGAGATCTCTACCCAAGTACAATCATATCGAATAGTTCTGTTTTCTTGTTTTGCGAGAACATAAAAAAGCGACCCTATCATAATTACATATGCAACTGCTGGTATAACTAACCAGAAATACTTAAACATCCAGTTGTGCTTTCTTAGGGAGATAATTTAACTCTTGCATATTAAGAGCCACCTTTTCTTTTAAGGATTTATTGACTAACTTAGCAATATCCTGTGGCTCAAGATAGTTCTCTTTACAATATTCAAGAATAGCATCCATGTGCGTGATGCGTTTTTCATTGACAACTTGTTCAATGTAAAGAGAAAATTCGTTTGAAGTTTTAAACATTCTTAGCGTGTTTATTGAGGTAATAACTGGCTGTTCTAATAGCATGATTAAGTTCCGAATATTCTTTCGATTTAAGATTATAAAGTTTCCAGATATTAGTATCAGTTTTTTCGGGATCCATTTTGTTACCGAATTTATCCAGATACATACTAAAAAATTTGTCAAGTTTCATTTTGTCATTCAATAGGCTAATGTAAAGATCTTGAACATCCTTAACATCACCTGCATGACTTGCGGATACAATTTTATTCAATTTAGCGTTCATTATTTAGTCTTTCGTTGTATATGAGCAATAACTTCTTTCGCATCTTTATATCCAGACAACTCTACTGCTTGTTCTAGATAGTCTTGCGATTGATTAAAGAGTTTTTCACGTTGAATGCGAGCAAGTTCTACAATGTTCAATTCATAAAACTCTTGATCCGTAGAACCATCGTTATAAACATGTTCCCACGTTCCATCTTGCTTTAAACGAATCTTCATTAAGATCTTTTTGTCCATCAACCTCTCCTCATTTTAGCAATGTCAATCGCTTCCTGATCTGAAAAGATAGGAACAGCATTTGACTTATGCATAGTACCAATACCTTTGATCGCAGTACCAGTATACACCTTGTCAGGTGCTTTGGTGCATGGACCAGCAGTAAATGGAAGACTCGGAATCTTAGGTGTCTCACGACAAGCAGGTGTACCGAGTGAGTATACGTCACTGAGTGATTGCTCTTTTCTTGGAGCAACCTTCTTTGTGGCATACTTCTTTATCATGGCTTCCCATGATGCTTGCAACTCACGTTGCTTTGCATTTGGCTTACGTTTCTTGGATCGACCAAGACCAGTGTGAATAAGAATCATAATATAATTATACCCGAGTATTGAATTAATGTAAAGTTAAACTTTAGATATTTGGACGTCATACTTCACTCGGTCCATTTTATGGTCGTATACTGTCATTGTAGAAGCGATGCCAATTGCGTTGAACATATTTTCGAACAATTGTCTCACAACAGTATTCACTGAAACATTATCACCAACACTACGTTTGATAGCAGCACCAGTAGTATAAAAAGATACACCATTTACAATAACACGATATTTCATAACAGTTCCTTTTCAATCATCATAAGACTATTATACACCGAAACTGATTTATTGTAAACCCCCTAAAAAACTCGTATAAAATCAACGAGTTAGATAACCCCTTAACCTGTAGGGTTATTTTTTAGGAGTATTTCCCTGTCCGTGAGCCACTGCATAGGCTACGCACATAACGTCGCCACTGGAATATGCGCATTTTACTGCTACAGGGTCAATTCCTTTAACGATAGCAGATTCGATGTTCGACTTAATCGCCAATGTTTGATAATAATTGTAAAACGTTAAACAAATAATTCCTGTAATTATAATTAGCGTTGCACCAATAATAAATCCAAGTTTGTCTTTGTTGTTAGTTAATTCTGGCATATTTTCTCCCTTTACCAACTTCCATCATCAATAATAATCCTGACAGAAATAAACCCACAAACCAAGTATATACCTTTCATTTTTGGATTTAAATCATCAGGGTGCATGAACTCTGATCTAAATGACCAATGACATGGATTTAGAGCAAAGTTAACCCATACTCCTGAGTATTTTAAATAGTTAATTAATGTCTTTAACTGCATCGCACAATCCTAACTCTTTTGCTTCGGTTGCTGATAACCACATATCTTGTGGTGGTAATAGAACCTCACGAATCTTTTTCTCAGATAATCCAGTACATTTTTTATAATGACTAATCATACGTTTCGTGGTCAAATCAAATTCTTTCACTGTCGCAAATAACTCATGTTCTTTACCAAACGCACCCCACGAATATTGATGCGAAAGAATAGATGTATTTGGTGTAAGGATTCGGTTTCCTTTTTCACCAGCAATAAAAATCATTAGTCCAGCTGAAGCAATCTGACCAAGTCCGATTGTTCTAATTGGGATAGCTGAACCACGCATAGTATCAACTAATGCAAAAGCTGCATTCAAGTCACCACCTGGAGAAGTGATAACCATGTTCAATAAATCGGCACGATCTTCTTGGAAATTATTTTCAAATATCCACTCAACTGCTTGTTTACAAGTTGCCAATGTAACTTCTTCCATCAGCAAGAAAAACGAATGGCGTGAATGTTCTTCTTTTACCTGTAAATTTAATTTTTGCATCATATCAATCACCTTTAATCCCTGTAAAAAATGTGTCTACCGATTTTAGTAGTTTTCTCCAACTTCCATTTAGGGTTAACGTAGTCGGCATGGTAAAACTTTGCGCCATTAGTGTTGTCTGGCAAATTTTCATAGTTTGCGTATACATACAACGCAACTTCTAAATTATCTTTATAAACATTTTGGTTTATGTATTTTCTTGGCTCACAAAACCAAGAGAACTGACAAGTACTTTGTGTTTTTTGTTTTACAACTCCGCAAATGTCTTTTGGGAATCTTGGATCCTGTACACGATTTAATGTGACCATGGCAACAGCAACTTGGCCATCACGTGGCTCATATCCTGCTTCATAATAAATGTTTTCAGCCAAACAGTCTACCTGTTTTCTGGCATCACTGGTCAACTGACCATATTTGATATCGAGTATTGTATAACCCTTATCATAAAACGTAACAGCTGCTGTAACAGCTATCATTACTGCTATTGAAATGAATGTTACTCGGATTAATTTCATAAATCTCCTTAGTAAGTTAAAGAGTGTGCATGTGACTGCACACTCCAATCCCTATCAGGTGGACTTCTTAGTCTTTGTATCTACTGGGATGTTTGAAACGAAACCATTGAGAGCAGTTGCTTTCGCAATAATATCGGCTTCACTTGGATAAGATGGAAACCCAGGATGTTCTGGAATAGTTCCACCATTGATTTTAGCAGAGTCGACTTTTACATGCCAGTCGTTGCTAATTTGTTCACGCTTACCATAATATTCGTCATTAAGCATGTCTTTCGCCATTTTTAAAAGTTCTAGGCGAATCTCGAACGGGGTCATATTACTCATGTTTTACTCCTTTGTGTGTTTATGAGTTGTGTGTAATGATGGTTTTATTGGGATCCATCAACCCACTGTCTATTATTTAGGTATTACTTTTTTGCTGCATCAGCTGTCTTGTCGTCTTTCTTCTCTACTTTCTTAGGAGTAGGTTTCTCAGACTTAGGTGCTGGAGGACATTTACCTTGTTTGTCCTTAGTTACGCAGTTTGTTTCTTCTTTCTTTGCTTCTGGCTTCTTTGCAGGTTCAGCTGCAAACGAAACAGTTGCAAATGCCAACATTACTAATGCGATAATTGATTTCATGATAGTTCCTTAATAAAAGTTAATGATTTACTGCACATTAATGTCGTCACTTTTCTTGGTACAAGATATCAAGGATATCGGTTGCCAATTATGAGCAAAGACTTCACTAATTCGTGGTAGGTTATTCTGTTACGAGGAAACCTACCGAAACCCTAAGCAGTGTTTAGGCTGCTAATGCGAACTGTGCGTCGTTTGCGTTTACGTTTTTTACTTTTTACGACTCTCTGTGTCGTGCTGTCCACTCTGTTACTCATTGCCCTGTCGAAACCATGGCACCCCCACCTGAACATACTCAGCGTTTCGCTTTGCTACCGATAACTCGGTTCGGAATATGTTCAGGTGGAGGTGGTGGGAGTCGAACCCACGTCCAGAACACCTTTCTCATTGCTTCATACAGCAATTCTTACATTACACCATCTTGCGTTGACTTGATTAGTGTAACTTGTCCATTCGCACCAATAATAACTTTAAACATATCTCCTTCTTTCCAACCTTCAGGAAGTTTACGTTCTTCTAATATAATTATATTAGGTGCGATTTCAGCATTTAATAACATTATACCCTACTTTCTCATATTTGTCAAATATTTTTAATTTGTTTGTATTCTTGTCGCAATTTTACAAACTCGCCGATCCAATCATCTCTCTTTTCTTCAAAAATAAGTGGTTCGTGGTCATCAACACCCATTATAATAACCATACGTCCAACTGGTATCCCAGTTCTCTCTTCGAATGCAACAGCATACGCAGATGTTTGCATAAAATAACCAGT